ATGTATTTTCAATAACTGACAAGCATATAATAACTACATCATTATCTTTAATATTATTTTTTTGATGATAGTATGCAGCGTATAATATATTCAGATCTCCAATTACTTTTCCGTAGATAAAAAGATCTTGACCTAATTTTTTTGACAGTTTTTCAATCCAACTGTCTTTAAGCATTCTAAAATGTCTTGTAGCACTATCGCCAAAGATTTGTATAGTCATGGGAATATTTATAGATCGTCTTCGTTATTATTCAAATTTCCTAATAGTTCTCTTAATTTGCTACTACCTGTTGTTGCTCTAATTTTAGCCATATCCTTAATTGGATCATTTGCCGGAGTATTTGGTGTTACCGTAGTTCTACTTTTAATACTATCAGCAATCTTGCTACGACCACCTGACTGATTCATATCGTCATCGTCATCGTCGCAATCACTAATTCTCAGTGTATCTGGATCAAAAGCTAGATCAACTTTCTGTCCAACACCACTAGAGGATCTTGTCTTCATAAATTGAATTTGATAACGTCCACGTTCTCTCATTGCTCTACTTGTAAAGATACCAATAACATTATCTGCTGTCTGTATCTTACTAAGTCCGCCACTAATATGACTGTGATCAAATTCAACTTCTTCAACTGCTGCTCTGTTTAACTGACTTGCTGTTACGAGTACTGCCTTAATCTCCATGCCAAAGTTTCTAAGTTCTTCTGATACATATTTGTCTTTAATAAACAAGTTTTCAGCACTAACTTTAACGCCCATTGGCATTAATAGATCTAAGTAATCGATTAAGATAGCATCGGGCATGAAGCCTTTTCTAATTGAATATTCTTTTACATATGCTCTTAAGTCATTAACATTCTTACCACTGGGCATATACTTAACTTGTATTGCTCCGCCCTTTTTACCTGCGACTTTAACTTTAATTTCAACGTCATCAATCTGTTTAAAAATTTCTCTAGTAGTAACACCGGTAATCATACTATCAATACGCATAGATGTAAGTTCTTCACTAAGTTCTAATGAGACATAAAGAACATTAAGTCCAACTGAAGAAAAGTTAACAGCAAGATTCTGTAGGAACAAACTCTTACCAGCACCAGAACCACCTGCAAAGATATTCAGTTCTCCTCGATTAAAGCCGCCATAGAGTTTTTGATCTATAGCCTTCCATCCAGTAGATACCTGTCCATTATTATCTTTAAGTTTCAGAAGTCTACTTCTCGGATCAAAGAAATAATCAGTGCCCATATCTTTAGCAAGACTAATTTGTACCGCAGCCTTAATCTTTGCTTCTACAGGACCATAATCGCCTTTTCCAAGCAAGTCTGCGCATTCGAGGATTGCACGTTCTAAGGCTTTATGTCTAGCAAACTTCTCAAACTCATCAAGCAGCCATTCATAATTTTCCTTAGGAACATCTGTAGCATCTTGTAAGTCAAGTCCAGTATCTGCCTTAATAATTTTTAGTTCAGGCATTACCTTATATTTGTCTACATATACTTTAAGTTTTTCTGCAACTGGTTGTAGTTTACGATCAAATGACTGTGGATCAAAGATGTTTTGTACTCTCACAAACGATTCTGCGTCTGCTAAGAACATCTCCAAATAAAGTTTCTGTATGTCGTAAGAGTACTCTGCCATATTGTATTATAGTACCTTGATTGGTTTAAGTAAAAGATTATCTTTTCAAAGTGTTTGCATGAGTAAGAACTGGTACGTTATAGTGTTTTCTAAATGCCTCAGCATCAAGACTATCATTAACCATCGGTTTACCTTTAATGTTTAAACTAGTATTGAGTAGCATTGGACAACCTGTTTCTTCATACCATGCTTCGAGAAGTTTACGAAATCCAGTTCCGTTATCGGGAACGGTTTGAACACGACTAGTATGATCAACATGTATAATAGCAGGAAACTCATTTGAGCGTAAGCAAGGTACAGCATATTGCATAAACCTAGATGTGTGTCCGTTTAATTGGAAGTAATCCTTAGCATGTTCTTCTAGGATAGCAGGAGCAAACGGTCTAAACTTCTGTCGTCTCTTAATTTCATTTACTTTGTCTTTAATTGTATTTGATCTTGGATCAGCAAGTAAACTTCTATTACCTAATGCTCTAGGGCCAAACTCTGCTTGTCCATTTGCTACACCAACTGGTAGACCTTTTAAGAGAACTTCTAATGTTTCTTTAATGGGATAGTGACCTGGAATATCGTAACCCCAATAGCAATGTTCCCAATCAATTTTTTGTTTACGATATGCTAGTACTGTACCTACACTTGATCCAGCATCACCTGGGTTGGGATAAATCCAAACATTAGTGAATACTTCTAGTGCTAGATCGTTAGCAACACAATTAAGAGCACAACCTCCTGCGAGTGCTATTTTATTAGCACCTGTTAATACCATTGTCTTAAGTAGCAAGTCTCCAAATTTTCTTTCGTAGATTGCTTGTGTTGCTGCGGCAATATTAAATATATCTTGTTCGCTTGTTAATTCAGGTGCCCACCATTTACAACCACGATGTAAATTATGTTTTAATCTAAAGTCATCATTCCAATCGCCTGGTTCAAAGAAGTCTTCTAGTATACGACCGTATAGTTTATTTGGATCACCAAAAGCAGCCATACCCATAAGGATATATTCTTCTTCGTTAGGTTTAAGACCTATACGTTGAGTCATAGCAGAGTACCAAAGTCCTATACTATGAGGATATACTTGTTTCCAAATTTGTTTAAGACCTTTATCTTTATTTGCTGTCCAGATAGAAGTAGTAATCCATTCACCTATAGAATCAATGCATAGAACAGCGCAAGAATCAAAAGGACTAGTATAAAATGCTCCAGCGGCATGTGCTTCGTGATGGTTGGAATATTTGATAGGAGCATGTATACCGTAACTAGCCAAATAATTTTTAATATTTCGATCATTCCAGCACTCTTTTACATTCTGACCGGCATATACTTGTCTAGCAAATTTCCAATTAGGATTTTCGTACCAACATACTAGATCTGGTTCACCTGCTAGTTGTATAGCATATTTAATCATTTTATAGTCTAAATGACCATCGTTCTTAATTCCACTGAATCGTTCGCTATGACTAGCAAAGAGCAATCGATCATCATCAAATACTGCAAGTGCAGCATCATGACTGTTAGCAGATATTCCCCAAGTGATCATTTGTAATTAAATGGATCTTTCTTACGTAGTTCTTTAAGACGTTTTCTAAATTTATATTCGTCTCGGATAGCATGCCAGGGCCATGTAATAATTTCCCATAATTTTTTCATATCTTCATCCTTAATTTAATTTTAAGTGGATTACTTTCTATATTCATTATGATACTTATCAATGTAGTTAATCTTCCATATCTTTTCACAGCATCAGCAGCATCTTTAATATCTTCTTCCCAATTAGGAAAAGATACGCTCCATCCGTATTCTAAAGCATGTTTAATTAGAGTTTCACCTGCGGCATCTTGATCTGGAACAACGATAACCTGTTTACCTAAGTTATTAATTTGTAATGCTTGTTCTGGACTACATTCATTAGTCATTACACTAACACCGTCTAACAATAAAGCATCAATATTACCTTCAAACACTAGTACAAACTTTTTATCCCAAGTTTGTTTATCTAAATTGAATACTATAAAGGGGGGATGACTTTTAATATATTTAGGACCACCGTCTGTAATCTTACGAGCAACAAATCCCATAAGTTGTCTATTTACAGTAATAGGTATAATCAATTTATCATGCCATCCATTTCCTTCACTCCAATATAAATCATGATCATAAATGTTTAATCCACGACCATCTAAGTATTGAACAACGGGATGCACTCTCTCGTCATTCATTACTAGTTCTTCTGTAATCTTATATGAGTTGTTAGGTAGTGGACGTGGAATAAATTCTGGAATAGCAACTATATGTTCTGCCTTTTGTCCACTTTCGGTCTTTAAACATTCAAACGCAATCTTATTAATTTGATCGGTACTTGCGCCCATCCATCCTAGCAATTCTTTCATTCGTTTGCTAAGTCCACGTCCTGGTCTCCAACTTGCCTTATATCCACAGTTAAAGCAATGATATGTAGCACCGCCGTCGTCGGTTCTCTTTATTCCTCCACGTTTCTTTGTATCGCGATTCTCACCTTGATGGACACAACAAGGAGCATTGAAACTCACCCAACCGTTAGGCGTCTGTTTCTTGTTTGGAGCAAGAGCAAGTAAGTCGTCATAAAGACTCATACAAGCATATTAACTTCGATAAAGGATTTTGTCAATTGTTCCAGTATTGCTTAGATCAGGTATCATACGGAATCTAACCCAACTATAGATACCATTGAAGTTATCATAAATGATAGTTTGATCTGGAGTTACTGTAATAGTTTTTAGCACTGAGAATTTTATAATATCGGTATGTCCATTCTCGAGTGTTACTTGAATCTCAACCTGTCCTGAATATCCTGTACAATACAATGCCGCAGTATGAAGAGCTGTATTACTATTG